CCACATAGAAAAGAAAAACTCAAGCAAGATGAGCCTTGGTGGAAGGCTAACAAATGACAGACAGACAAGACAAGTTCGTACAGTTCTACGCAGAAACAGGTAATGCTACCCAAGCAGCTATCCATGCTGGCTATTCTGCAAAGACAGCGAAACAACAAGGGCATCAGCTAAAAGAGCAGCTTAGACATACCATAGCTGACAAAACGAAAGAGGTACTTGCAGACAAGGTACCCAACATGCTAAACTTGCTCTCAACCATAGCAGAGACATCTACCAGTGACACTGCTAGGATATCGGCAATCAAAGACTTACTCGACAGAGCGGGACTCAAACCTATTGAAAGGATTGAACAAACCAACATCGAATCCATGAGTGATGATGAAATCCAAAGACAAATCGACAGCCTTATTAAACACTAAAGATAAAGACTTACTACTTGATCTCCTACAAACCCAAAGGGCTAGGGAGAGGTACAACAGGGTAAAGTCTTACGACCCCTATCCTTATCAGGTAAAGTTTCATAAAACAGGTAAGGATTCTAACCAAAGATTACTTATGGCGGCTAACCGTATAGGTAAATCTTATTGTGGTAGCGCAGAACTATCCTATCATTTAACAGGTTTATACCCTGACTGGTGGGAAGGAAAAGTATTTAATCAGCCTATTGTTGCATGGGCTGGTGGTGTATCTAACGAAACAACACGAGATATAGTACAATTTGAATTACTGGGTTCCCCTGACGATCCAACGGCATTTGGGTCCGGTACCGTTCCAAAAGATTATATAATAAAAACGGAACGTAAACCGGGTGTTCCCAACGCTAAGAGTGTTGCTTTAGTACGACATGTGTCTGGCGGGAACTCATCTTTATTCTTCAAAGCCTATGAAATGGGTGTAGAGAAGTGGCAAGGTAGGTCAGTAGACTGTATATGGCTGGACGAGGAACCGGGAAGAGATATCTACTCTCAAGCGGTTACTAGGACGCTAGATAGGCGTGGAATGGTCTATATGACATTCACCCCAGAAGCGGGAATGACAGAAACTGTTGCCTCTTTTATGAATAGGCTGCAACCCGGACAGGCTCTCGTTAACGCAACATGGGATGACGCAGCAGAGAAAATCGTATCCCTTCGTGGTAACGGGGGTCATTTAAACGAGACTGTAATGGAACAAATCCTTTCCAGTTATAGTCCCCACGAAAGAGAGATGCGTAGGTATGGTAGACCTTCTATAGGTTCAGGTCTAGTCTTTCCGGTGATGGAGGAAAAGATACTAATAGATCCTATTTCTTTACAGGATCATTGGCCTAGAATTTGTGGGATCGACTTCGGTTTCGATCATCCTACAGCCCTAGTTTGGATTGCGTTTGACAGGGATGAGGATATATACTATGTATATGACTGTTACCGGCAATCAAAATCCCCACCCTCAGTTCATGCCGCTCAGATTAAAAGCCGCCCTAGTTACATACCTATTAGTTGGCCCCATGATGGTAATAGGCGCGATTCAATGGGCAATCCCGGTTTGGCTGATCAGTATCGCAATCTTGGTTGCAATATGTTACACTCTCATTTTGAGAATCCTCCTGCACTGGGACAGAACAAAGGAGGCAATTCTGTTGAAGAGGGTATAATGTCAATGTTACAGAGAATGGAAGATGATAAGTTTAAAGTGTTTTCAACCTTATCTGATTGGTGGGAAGAGTTCAGGATGTATCATAGGAAGGGGGGCAAGATAGTCCCTTTCAGGGATGATCTAATGTCTGCTACTCGTTACGCTGCAATGGCAACACGCTTTGCCGTTTCTGGATCAGACCCTACGTGGACTAAAGACTTAGAGTATAAAAACTATGGTATTATATAATGGCTGAAAAAATGACAGAAGACGAACTAAAGACACGGATAGATGCAGAACTCCGTAACTCTTTAGGTTATTTTTCAGATGAACTATCCAAGCAGCGTGAGATGGCTATGGAGTACTACTATGCGCTACCGTTTGGAAACGAGATTGAGGGTAGGTCGCAGTTTGTTGACTCCACTGTACAAGATACTATTGAATGGATAAAGCCGTCGTTAATGCGTATTTTTGCATCTGGCGATGAAATGGTTAAATTCAATCCTGTAGGACCAGAAGATGTAGCAATGGCGGAACAAGCCACTGACTATGTTAACCATGTCTTTGTAAAAGATAACAATGGTTGGGAAATTCTATATTCATGGTTCACCGATGCGCTGCTTCAAAAGAATGGTATAATCAAGGTATGGTGGGATGAGTATCCTGAATCAAAACGAGAGGAGTATCACCGACTATCTAATATTGAAGTAGAGTCTATGCTGTCTTCCCCAGATGTAGAAGTAACTGAGCATACTGAATATTTAGAAGGTGAAGAAACTTTTAATGATATAGTTATCATCAGAAGTGACTACAATGGTCGAGTGAAGATTGAGAATGTTCCTCCCAGTGAATTTCTGATTGCTAGGGAATCCAAGTCAATACAAGATGCAAAATTTGTTTGTCATCGTGTACAGGTTACACTCTCTGATCTACGAGAGATGTACCCAGACGAAAACCTAGAACCTGAAGACTTAGGTGGTGGTGACGATGATATGGAAGAGTATTCTCCAGAAAGACTTGCTCGTTATGATTATGACAAGACAGCTAAGTACTGGGGAACTTATGGAGACGGTGCAGAAGAAGCCTTAAAAACTTATTGGTTGCATGAGAACTATTTGCAAACCGATTGGGATGGTGATGGCATTGCTGAGTTACGCAAGGTATGTAGCGTAGGTAAAAAGATACTAGAGAATGAACCAATTGATAGTATTCCTTTTGTTTCGATCACCCCCATAAAGATACCGCATAAGTTCTTTGGGTTGTCAGTTGCTGACCTAGTGATGGATTTGCAATTAATTAAGAGTACATTGCTTAGAAATCTCATGGATAATATGTATAACCAGAACTTTGGTCGGTATGCAGTACTAGAGGGTCAGGCAAACTTAGATGATCTGCTGACCCAGAGGCCGGGTGGTGTAGTTAGGGTGAAATCCCCAAATGCAGTTACACCCTTGAGTACTCCTTCACTAGAACCTTATAGTTTTCAAATGCTTGAGTACTTAGATACCATTCGTGAATCTAGGGCTGGTGTTGGTAAGACATCTCAAGGATTAAATGACAAGGCATTAACATCGCATACTACAGCCAGTGCTGTTAATTCCGTAATGACAGCAGCGCAAAGCAGGGTGGAACTTATTGCGCGGCAGTTTGCGGAAACAGGTGTTAAAGAATTAATGCGTAGAATATACGAACTACTACTTAAATTCCAAGACAAGGAACGGGTTGTCAAACTTCGTAATGAGTGGGTTCCTGTAAGACCTGATGCTTGGAATGATAAAATGGATTGTACTGTATCTGTTGCTCTTGGGCATGGTAATAAAGAACAACAGCTTATGCACTTATCAGCAATGTTAAACTTTGCTGGTGATGCTATGAAGGGCGGGTTAAAAATCGTCACAGAAAAGAATATGTACAATCTTGGGGCAGCCTTAATTCGGAACATGGGCTTTCAGAATGTCAGTGACTTCTTGACTGATCCTGATTCCGTTCCACCACAGCCAGATCCAAGAGAGCAAATGGCCCAAATGGAAATGCAAAACAAGAAGGCTGAACTTGAAATTAGAGCGGCAGAAGTACAGGTGAAGGCGCAAAAGGTCCAGCAGGAAGCTGCTGAGATGCAAATTGACGCCCAACTTAAAATGGCAGAACTTGACTTAGAGGCAAAACAAAACAGGCCAGTGGCCCTAGGATAATATGTTAACCGAAGAACGAGAACGAGAGGCTCAGTTGCTTCTCGATAACCCGGTATTTGTTGAAGCATTTAAAAAATTAGAAGAAGAATTATTAGACCTCTGGAAGATGTCAGGGTCTACAGATATCGACCAACGAGAATCTTTCTGGTTGGCCGTAAGACTGCTTGATAGAATAAAAGTTCATATACAGTCCATAGTTGAAACTGGACACATGGCTAAAGTTCTAGAAAAGCAACACCCACATATCTAGAGGAGATTTGTAATGGCGGATACGCAAGACGCCCCGTCTGTAGCGGGAGATCAACCCGGTGAAGCAGGAAGTATTACTGCAACACAAAACGCAATTCTTGGCCTACTGAATTCTGAAGAAGAACCACCAGAAAAGCTAGAAGAGAAACCTTCCGAAGAAACGTCCGAAGAGGAATCTGAAGATGAGCCATTGGAGGAAGCAGAAGAGGAATCAGAAGCATCTGATGAAGATGAAGAAGAGGAATCTGAGGAGTCTGACGAAGAGGTCGAAGAAGAAGAACCTGATGTTTACGCCGTCACTATTGATGGTGAAGAGCATGAAGTTACCTTTGATGAATTGATAAAGGGGTATTCTCGGCAATCAGACTACACTAAAAAGACTCAAGCACTTGCAGAACTCAGGAATAATTTTGAAGAAGCAAAATCTCGTTATGAGACAGAACTTCCAGAATTGCAAGGACTGAAAGAGCAATATGTACGTAATCTTGGCGAAGTAATTGAAGGGTCACTGAGTGGTCTGGAGCGTTTCAATATAGATTGGAATGCTTTACGAGAAGAGGATCAGTCAGAGTATCTACTTAAACGTGAAGAATTTAGGCAAGCACAGGAACATATTCAAGGGCTACAGCACAGAAAGCAGCAGGAAGAGTCGCAACTCAACCAACAGATGTCTGAACAACATCGAACTTTCGTAGCAAGTGAACATGAAAAATTAGCACAAAATATTCCTGAATGGCGTGAAGCCAAAACTAGAACTGAGTTGGGTTCTCAACTTAGAGAGTATGCTTTATCCCAAGGATTCGTCCCTGAAGAAATCGATTCTTTAGTGGACTCACGTTCCTTTATCGCATTGATGAAGGCTATGAAGTATGATGCTTTATCAGAATCAAACATAAAGGCTAAAAAAGTAAAGAATAAGCCTAAAGTTGTGAAGTCTGGTGGGGGAACTACAAAGAAACGAGCGGCTAAAGAACGTACAGTAGCTTCCATGAAACGGCTTCAGGAGTCAGGTCATGTCGATGACGCGGCTAAACTCTTTGAGGATTTTGTAGACTTTAACTAGGGAGGATTGCTAATGGCTATCCCCGGCAATACTCGACAAACTTATAACGCGGTACAAATCCGTGAAGACTTGAGTAATATTATTTATAACATATCACCAACCGACACTCCATTTGTTTCAGGCATTGGTAGAGGTACTGCTTCTAACACGTTGTTTCAGTGGCAGAAGGATGCTCTAGCAGCGGCTGCTGTAAATAGGAAGTTTGAAGGTGATAACGCTGCGGCAACAGCAGTTGTTGAACCAACGTTGCTTAACAATTATACGCAAATCAGTATGAAGTCAATTCAGACTTCCGGTACTGCCGAGGCTGTAGATTTTGCTGGACGTAAAAGTTCACAAGCCTATAGAATGGCGAAGGCCGCGAAAGAGTTGAAGCGCGATATGGAATTTATGTTGACAGGCGAAGCTGTAAAAGTCGCTGGCTCTGCTGTTCCTGCTGCGCGTGTTACTGGTGAGTGCATGACTTGGATGGGTTCGTCAGTTATTGCTGACAGCAACCTTGTTGATGGCTCTGCTGCTGGTGTGGGAATTGTTAATGCCGGTACTGGGACAAGTAAAGCTACCCCTGCTGGTGTTGATGTCATTTTAACAATGACAATGCTTAATAATTGCGTAGAGCGCATTTTTAATGCTGGTGGTGAACCAGATGTTATTATGTGTGACTCTTCGTTGAAAGTTAAGATGTCTTCGTTAGCGGGTTCTGTAGTTGCTGACATCGTGTCTAACCACGACAAAGCATCCCCTGCGGCAGCGATTAACTCTGTTGATGTAATTGTTACAGACTTTGGTACTTTTAAGATTGTGCCTAATCGATTCTGTTTGGCTAACCAGTTGTATGTACTAGACTATGATTTCTGGTCAGTGGACTATTTGCGTCCATTCTCTACCCAGAATCTAGCGAAAACTGGCGACTCCATTCAGCAGATGATGATTGCTGAGTATGGCCTTCGTGGTAAGAATGGTCAGGCTTCAGGTGCTGTCATTGGTGTTAAAGCTGCGTAAGATGTACTGGGGGCGGTCCTTTGGGGCCGCTCCCTTTCACTTAAAGGAAAATCATGAGCGCAAAGAAAACTTTGAAAGAAGGTTTGAATCCTAAAAAAGAAAGTAAAGCTAAAGAAGAGAAGTTTAGTTCTGCTAAAGCGCAAGATAATGCAGTGAAGGCTTTTAAGAAAATGTCTGGAGAAAGAGGGGAGATGCCAATATGACCTCTAGAAAAACTGGGTTTATGAGGCAAACCACAGCTGAAGAGCATAGTGATGGTAGTGTAAGTTTTGTAACTCACCAAGACTATGAACCTATAGTTGAGCAAAACAAGCTAATGCAGAATGAGTATGGAGATAAGTTGACTCCGGGAAAGCAAACTCACGGACATAGGGTTGCATCTATCCCCTTTAATATTTGGGAGAAATGGATGGCAGATACCAATGGGGCTATACAGAAAGACTCTAAACTGCTTGCAAAATATTTAAATGATCCTGATCACAAATATTTCAGGACTACTCCAACGAGGGTATAACTATGTGGCTATACAATCCCGGTCAACCCGGATCAGTACAAACAAACTTTCCTATCCTTAGCAATCATGTCTATTTTATAGTTCGAAGATAATGGCATTTACGACGTACGCAGAACTGCAAACCTCAATTGCTGACTGGTTAGACAGGGATGACCTATCCGCTAGGATTCCTGATTTTATTGCATTAACTGAGGCTAGGTTTAATAGAATACTCCGCATCCGCTCTATGGAGACAGAGGCGGATCAAGACACTACTTCTGGTACAAGAAGTTATTCTTTGCCTGCAGACTATCGACAGATGCGTACAGTGCATTTAACGACTACTCCAATAACGCCTTTAAGCTACATTACACCTGAAATAATGGATAGGATCTGGGCGGGTAGTACTGAGGGTAAGCCGTTGTCGTACACTATAAAGGGAAACAATATTTACCTCGGCCCGTCCCCCGACATTGTGTATACAATAAGGTTCCTTTACTACAAGAAAGTCCCATCATTATCAGCTTTGGTTACTACCAATGACATACTAACTGACTCACCTGATGTTTACTTGTATGGATGCTTGTTAGAGGCGGAGCCATTCCTACAGAACGATGCACGAGTCCAGCTATGGGCCACAGCATTCCAACAAGCAATAGCAGACATTCAAGAGCAGGATGAGAAGGACAGACATTCTGGTGTACTGAGAGTTCTAAATACAGGCGGGTACTACTAATGGCATTAGAAACTGGCGAAAATATTAACAATCTGGTTCCAGCGAATCCCCCTGCTGGAGATCCTGTAAGTCAAGGCGATGACCATCTTAGATTAATCAAGAAGGTTATACAGCAATCATTCCCGTCGGTAAATCAAGGGTCTAATCCTGTTATAGCTAGTACTACAGCCCCGTCATTGATTATTGCTGATGGCGCTGGTTATGCTGGTAGCAAAGGCTCTCAGGGGCTTGTTTGGCATGACCTAACGACAAACACCTTAAAGATAAACAAATCAACGACTGCTGTTGCAGAC